TATGAAAACTATAAAACCCACCTTTTTTATAACGAGTTATCTGCATAGACTCAGCAGCTTTAATATTCAAGTTCCATCCAGCTGTCTTGTTTGCTTCATACATATAAGGAAATGTTAAATCATATATCCATTGTTCGGTGGACCAAAAGACTTCACTGATTCTGACTTTTTTATCTGGTTTATAATCACCCTTCTTACCAATTCTTCTTTCTTCATCTGTAACACTCTTTGAAGTATCGACAGCAGATTCTTCCCATTTACCGTGGCCTAATTTCCTAATTTTATCACAGGTCTTTTTATCTATTTCCTGGTTAAAAATATACCATTCATTTGTAAAATATAAAGCCATATTTATTTCTTCTTCTTATCATCGTCATCGTCATCATCTGAAAATGAATACTTATCCAAAATCTCTATATATTGGGTTTGATAATCAGCTGCATCATCATGCTCTTGTACAGTAATTAAATCAGATATATTAGACCTCTTTAATATTCTATCCTTAATCTTCTGCTGTTTCTTTTCTTTTGCTATACGTCTAACAAATGCATAATAAATGATCTGTGTAAAATATGCAAAAGGGTTCTTTGATTTCTCTGGATCAAAATTGTCAATATACTGTAAACAATTTTCTATACCATCTGAAATCATTTCTTCCTTATAAGTATAGTTAATAAAGTTAGGTCGATACGACAGGTGATTAGCTATCTTTAGAATACACTCTCCTAAATAATTACTAATCTGCGGCTTCGGTTCATCAGCCTCTTCCGCATCTTTTAGTTGCTCCTTTCTTTCTACTATTGCTGCTAGAAATTTTTTATTATCTACATAATGTACTTTCTTTTTCTTTTCTGTAGCCATGGGGCTCTCCTTACGGAGGACTTAATGTAGAATAGGGCCGACATAATCACTAAACAAACCAATAATAACTTCTACAGCATCTTCAAGATTATCTAGACGCCATGAAGCATTATGTTTAATAAGAGGATGATCCATCAAGTACTTGTCATCAGATACAACTATCAATGGTTTTCTCAAACCAATAGCCCAACCGATTTCAATAGTAGTACCATATGATGGTCGTCTATCATTTAGTTCTTTAGGTAAATATGCTAAAACCAAATCACAAGATTCAGTATCTAACCAATTCTTTGTTGCAATTGCTCGAGGATCAGACCACATCTTATCAGTCGCTCCCTCATCAGTATAAGTCATCCCTTCCTTTACGGGTTCACACCTCAAAGGTGAAATGCCTATAATACCATGAGGCAACATACTAACAACATAATCTCGCCAACTTGTCGCTTCTTCCTCTGTGCAACCTGCAATAGGTCCTGCCAAATATATATACTTCTTCATAATTAAAATGCCTTCTTTATATTTTTAAGACATCTATAATTATATACTAATTAAAGTAAATTGTCAAGCATTAATCTAATCCAACTTCCTCCCAATTTATATCATTCCAACCAGCATCTCTAGGCACATTTACAGCATGAGCTTTTACCCTAGGGCCCACGTCATTTATAAGTATTCTACCACTGTCTGCATACCCCATCAAAAGCATATCAAATGGTATACCTAATCTTCGGAGTTCTGATTCAGTTCTTTCTCTTACCGATTCTCGTCTACCAGTAATAAGGATAATTCGATGGCCTTTTATCTCCCAGCTCCGCATACGCTCGAGGACACCGGGTAATAGCTTATGTTCTTCTCTAACTATTCCTAAATGTCCTAAACCTGTATACTCTGTTAAAGTACCATCAATATCACAAATAATTGTTTTCAATATTTTTTACAAAAAGGCCTTGACATCGCAGCAACAAGAGTGTATAATTAGCAGTGTTGCTCCTTTAATGAAGTTTAGATTTATCCAAAGGAACAACATTAGAAGGTATATCAGATTCCTTTAGAGTACCATTGGAACCAGAAACAGCATCAACCAATTGTTCCATATTATCCCGCATCTTCATCATGGCTTCATCTTCAGTAGTAGGTTCATTAGATTCTTCAAAAGAGATTCTCTTACAGATATGTTTGTAATACAGGGTCACTTCAGGTGCTAAATCACCTAACGATAATATCTTCTCTTTAAGAATAACAAAAGATTTATCATGTGTAAAATTCATCCAGCGTTGCAGGCCTGTATGCTCAACAATATGATTTTCTGCTTCCATTATCTGATTTTTAACCACAGACATCGGATACTCTATTACTAGAGCATCTTTATATTCTTCAAGGACTTTACATAAGACGTCCTCACCGTTCATCATTTTAAGAACCTTAAATGGATTCTTTGAAGTGTAAGCTGTTTCTTCCATATTACTATTTATGATTTAAGTTTTACTGGTAGAATCTCATACCCAAATTCTTGTTGAGAATAGATACTTATTCTTTCCTCAAAATGTTTAAGAGTATAGTTCCTTTTATTATTATAACTCATATCATCAGCAATGTCAAACAAATTACATTCTGTTTTATCTTCAGCTAAACGCAACCCCCGACCTATAGATTGCAGTACTTTAATTTGAGATTTATATGGACTCCCAAAGATTATGTTATGCAATCTCTTTATATTGATACCCATAGAAAATACACCGTAAGAGGCTACGATAATAGCATTTTCTTCCTTTTCTACAATGCCTCTAATCTTATCACGCTCAGTGGCTTCAGTAGCCCCATACACAAAAAATATTTTTCTTTCTGGTGAATGTTCTTTTAAAGCTAGTGTAAGTGTTTGTAGTTGGTTTATATACTGAGCTAAGATGAGAGTATTACCATCTCTTGATAATGCCACCTTACATATAAAATTATTTCTAGCAGGAGATTTGGAAAGATAATCCATCTCCTCCTGATAGGTTCGTTGCCTTCTGTTTGACTTCACATGATTTAAAACCAAACATCGTATATTTAAATTAGAGAGATACTTTTGTTTTACCAGTTTTGCTGTAGTAGTGGCTTCTTTATGTTTTGCAAATAGTCCTTCAAGAACTAACTGATGAATTTCGGACCCATCTAATGTACCTGTAGTACCTATACGGTATTGACAGTCATGCAACTTGGTCATTATACCGGTTAAGGATTTGGCTTTGGCTAAATGACATTCATCAACAAACACTGCTCCAAATTGGTTGAAGTATCGTTTATCTAATTTGTAGATAGACTGCCATGTGGAGATGACCACTTCTTTAGATGTGTTCTTATCTGATCCGGCATAGAGTTTGTGGCAGTGTTCGTCGGGGAACCATCCATAGTCTCCGAAATCGTTATACATCTGCTCAACAAGATTAGTAGTAGGAACAATAATAAGAATTTTTTTATCATCTATTACTTTAAGGTAATAACGAACTAAAGCGTATATGATAAAAGACTTGCCAGACCCAGTAGGACTAAGAATAAGCCCCCGATCATTAGTAAGTATATTATGGATTGCATCTATCTGATAGTTTCTCGCTCGGAGTTTTCCTTTCTCCAGCGAGCGTACAAATTTGGTGGTAATCTTTTTGTCAAATTTTTGGGGAGGTATAAGTGAGCTGTCGTATTGGATTTTATGCCCCTGCTCCGCAAGAAATCGTCTGACATACGGTAATAATCCAAGATAGATTTTACCAGTACCAGGGCTAAATAATCTGATTTTGCCGTCCCATAGTCTATTTCTGACTGACGGCATAAACTTAGCATTCGGAACTTCAAAGGTGAAAAATTCCGAAAGTTCTTTTGCAACTGACGGTTCACATTTGACACGGAGATATACTTCATTAAATTTTGTAAGGGTAACGTCCATCACTCACCATGTAGAAATTTCTTCCATTCAATAGTGTTGCGAATTGTCCAATTACGATTAGTGATCTCCCTTAATATTTTCTCAAGATAGTTTACTACTATTTCCAAGTAGGCCTCTTTTTGTCCTAACTCTTGTAATTCTTTATCTGCATCTAAATAGATGCCTACATCAGATTTCAATATCTTCAAATCAAAAGGCTCTGCTTGATAGACAGACGGATCAGCTTTGCCAGTATAGTATTCCCACTTCAATCTATGCAAGTACTTATAGTCATCTCGCACCTTTTTTAATTGTAAAGAATATCTTGTATAATGTTTTAAATACTTATTATGTAATTGTGGTGTACGGATACTTTCAATATCTAATTCAGTATCATCAATCTTTATATCACGATCCACTTCTTTTTGCAATTCACTTAAATCCATTATTCACTCCATAATATAAGGTGAGAAAGTAGCCAGAGGATAACCAACCCTTGCCTATATACCCTAACTATACTTCCGTCAAAAACTTTGTTGGAAGATTACATACCTAATCCGATTACCTTAACTACTCTCTCAGAATTATTTATACGGCTGAGATTGTATAAAGCATAAAAGCAAATGATACATTACACTGTACATAACTTGTGTCGGTATCTTGCTGGGTGTAATCTAATGCACTGATGGTAACAGGAAAAGCCTCTTGCATAGTAATCTTAGCAACAGGGTTATTTTTAGAACTTAAAATATACAGTTCTATATCACAGTATAAATCTCTATCGGATGTTGAACCTGTTACTTGTTTATTATCTGCATAAAATGTAGTGGGTTGACTAGGACGTACCACATAATCGCTAGTTCGAGCACCAAATTGTGATGTTTTTTGAGGGGCTGCCATATTAACCAACCAATCATGCAGTTCAATATAATTCTTCAATTTTTCATCAACAAGAAACGTCATGTTGAATTGGTCATAGGTAAGTTTATCACCAATAAAAGGAATATCTAATAGTGGAGTAGGTACAACGCCCTGGCCCATAGTGACACCAGGGACGTTGCAACTAACCACAAACCATTCTGTTAATGGAAATATTGGTATATTAATCCTAAATTGATTACTCTGTGAATAATCAAAGACCGTCGGCTGCCGTGCATCAGGGTTGATAGTAGTATCACCCACCTTACCTGTTCTTACTGTACTAGTAGATAAAGGCGCTGCCGGTGGACTAGTAGGTACTAATGCCATTATAATCCAGCTGGTGTAGCTATATCTATAACAAGTGTAAATATAGAAGCGGTTACCTTTGTAATTGCAATAGCACCACTAGCATTATCCATTGTTGCTGTCGCAGTTGCATCAGAACCACCACCACCAGTAAATGTAATTAAAGGTGTGTCAGTATAGAAAGCACCAGGAGTGTTGACAGCTACAGCAGTAACTGCGCCACCACTTACTGTTGCAGTACCAGTAGCTACGACAAAGGGCGAACCATTATTACCTACTCCGATATAGCTTGGTGGTGTAAATACTACAGTGGGGGCTGTTGTATATCCAGTACCACCCACTCCAACAGCAATCGTCGCAACTTCTAAACCTAAAGGATTAGTAAGTACAGGACTATTATGCATAAAGTTCCAACTACCATTCCCTGATAATCTAGTAGCTACTGTATCTGTACCTGAGGATTTAGCCTTCCAAGTAATGGTAATACTTCCACTTGCCATTGTCCACATTAAACGCTTAATTGAAGATTTACCATTTGCAGGTATTGCATAATTACCAGCTGGGTCTAATGTTGTAGTTGCAGCATCATCTCCTTCTATTTTTACACATACACTGCCTGTTGTATTTTTTAAAACTTGTACAGTTCTTGCCATTTTATTTCTCCTAAATTGAGGCGTGGCCCGATACGGTACCACAGATGACCTCTAGTATGTTCATTACTATTTATAAGATTACAAACCAAAAAAAACGCCCCTGCGGTGGGAGGGGCGTTCCAAAGTACATCCTTTATAATTGTATTATGACGGATGCTTTTTGTAGATTACTTCTTACATCAGATTGGTAATCTGAACTCGACGGTAGTATACGTTAGTATTGGCTCCACCAAGACCATCTGCAGCAGATGCCTGAGCAAACGGGTTGGAGATCAAGCCATATCGAGTCTTAAATCCAATCTTCGGCTGGAAGGTGTTCTCACCAACGGCACGAACCATCTGCAACGGAACGTATGGGCAATAGAACAAACCAGCGTCATAAGGTGATGTGCCCTTGTAACCAATAACATAATACTGGTTAGCAGACGCACCAGCTGGTGTACCAGCTGCCGGATACGGCGCTGTCATATTCGCATACGGATCAACGTATACTTTAAGACGACCGTTTAGGACACCGGCGAATGTGTTGCCTGTCGAATCTACGTTCAGGTTATCCTGAAGGGCAGATTGATAGTCAAGCAGACCAGCCATTGTCATGGCAGACGCAACATCAGCAGAACAAAGTAAGATGTTACCTTTACCACGGCGTGTATCACGAGCGATTACATTCGCATCTCTCTCCATCGAAAACATCAGTCCCTTGAATTTCTCAACAGACCAACGACCGTTGGAATCTGTATTCAAATCAAAGATACCAGGCGTCGCTGTATTAATAGCAGCACCCATTACAGATTGTAGATAGATTGTACGAATAACCTCTCGGTTAATTTCAGCAAGAATCTCAGCCGACAGAATATTGGCGAGTTCGGTTTCAGCATCGAGACCGTGAATCGCTTTCAAGTCTTGGGCGAGTTCCATTGTGTATTCAGCTTTGAGGGCTCTTGACCGAGCGGTCACAGTAGCTTTCTCAATACTGAATGCCATCTGAGCAAAAGAATCGGCATTAGAATCGCCAAGAGCTTCTGCAGCAGCTGTTGTCATCCCCTGGTTGACACTATAGACACTAGCAGACATAGCTTTAATAACGTCTGTGCCGGTCTGTGTAGCAACTTGTGCGCCGGTGGTAGCATTCTGTTTTTGTGAGGCAAAAAATGTATTTGCTTCATTAAACAGAGCTTCCGGACCAACCTGTGATGTGTATTTTGCCTTCATTGCAAAAATGAGTCCTGTAGGACCAGTCATTGGCTGTACGCCGCAGACATCATAAGCAATTAGTGAAGGCATCGCACGGCGAACCAGCGAAATAAGGATCGGATCCCAATTCGCAACATTTGATCCCGTTTTGTTATTAGGCGCAACTTCTCCCAAAAACTCACGATCTTCACCCATAGCTCTCTCTTGGTTTTCCAAGATAACAGTAGTAACAGCACGCCGGTACGGATCCTTAATCTCGGGAAGATCAGGATGCTCTAGGACTGGCTGCCATTTTTCCTGTAGGTGTTCAGTGTTAAACATTGTTTTCTCCCTTTTTATTTAAATAAAAATTTTTATTATTTCATCTATCAGCTAGCACGTTTCTGTACTTTACCAATAGCAGTCATATATGCAGCCATTGTACCGGATGTTTCTGCTTCATAATTCGGCGCTGCTTCTACTTCTTCGTTAATCGTCGCTTTTGGAAAGTAAGAGTCTTTGATTGTTTCTAACTTCAAACGATAGTCGTCTGAATTCTCGTACTCTACACTTTCTGCTAGTTCAGAAAATTTCTCAACTTCTGTATCTGCTAGATCAGAAGCCACATCTAAAAGAATTTCATTCTTTGACAGTTCATTTACTTGCTGTGTTAGAGTAACATTCTTTTCAATCTCCTCATTAAGGCGACTTTCCATCTCATCAGCTTGCGTTGCCGCAGCTTCTAACATATCAAATCTCTCATCAGGAATTGCAATATCATGCTCTTCAAACAGTGATCTCAAACCAGCGATAAACTGTTCAGCAAGTTCAGTTTTGAGCCGATGCTCAACTGCCAACTCATTCTTCTTCATCCACTCTTCCACAACATACGTCAGGTAACCGTCAACTTTCGTTGTTAGCTCCTCTTTTGCTTCGTTAATAGCGGAATCATAAGCCTCTGCATACTCTTCCTCTAGACGTTCAAGTTCCGTACGGATCTTTGACTTCAATGCAGCTTCAAAAATTGTAGCAGCCTTTGTCTTAAATTCTTCGGAAAGACCTTCACCTTCTGTCAATGCGTTCACATCGGCAGAAAGATCAATCTCTGCAACTCGCTCTTCAGCGGTAGGACGCTTCTTACTGCGAGCACCTTCCTCTTCATCGTCTTTGTCTAGATCGTCTTGATCTTCTTCCTCTTCCTCATCTTCACCACCCTTATCTGCTCGCTTCTTTTCAGCAGCTCTAGCAGTTTTCAGGTTAGTCTCCTCAGGATCTTCACCTTCCAGTTGGACTTCTTCACGAGCGCCAACCTTCATTTCACCACTTCCGTCGCCAACAGCTACAGAAGAAGCATCAGATGGTTTAGTCTTTGGAGGAGTAGCTTTTTTCGCCTTTTTAGTGGCGGCATCACCTGGATCAGATTTAGCTTCTGGAGAAACTACAGCAGGTCCCATGTCTTGTGTCTCACCACCCGGAGTTCCACTAGCAATCGTGGCTTCTTTCTGGGCAGGTGCGGCACCTTTCGTGGGAGCCCGTGGATTGCCTTTCGTATCTAGGCCATCCTGTGCTTCCTCTAGAGGGTTGCCCAATGTTTCGTCGGCAATTCTCTCTAGTTCAGTGTTAATATCCGTCATTTGGAATACTCCCTGTTTTTAATGTACATATAAGTTATTTATAATATTCAAAATTTAGACATGAAATTTTCAAAGATTTTCACGGCTTGATCTTCTCTAGCCTGCGCAAATTTGTATTTCCTGTCCAATTCTTTCTTATAAGCGTCAATATCCATCTCTTTAACTGCACCATTATCCCATACCCACTCTTTGCCTTCCATAATACCTTCTACGAAAGCATTGGGGGCAGACGGATCTGCGACTATATCAGCAGCAGTTGCTAAATAGAAATCATCTTTTACAACATGGGCCCCTCGTTGCGGAACAAGTGACCCCATACCTCGGGACGAAACTCCTAACTTGGCGCCTTCGTCTATGAGATTCTTTACAATTTTTCCATACGGAGTATCCATGATCTTAGCTTCACCGATGAAATTAGTACCATCGGGATACAATTTGGTAATCATGTGTGATACTCTCTCTAGATTTACAGTAGGTCCATCAGGGTGACCGAGTTCACCAAACGCCCTGTTTTTCTGGATGTATTCTTTGTTATATCTGCCTACTTCTTTCTCTAAAATGCCCATCGGATAGATGCGACCATTTCTATTTTTAATCTCGGCTTGTAAAAATGGACCCCGGATTTTATAGTTCTTCTTACCGGTGTCATCATCTTCTATAAGATAATCAATATCTTCAATTGATTCAGATATAAGTTTCATAGTTATTCCTCTTGTACTTCAGCCGGGTCACCTGTAATGCCCGTATCTACTCCAGAAGTTTCTTGACCCAGATCAACTTCTTTAAAAGCCTTCTGAGCGTAATCTATTTTGGCTTGTTTCCATGCATCAGCTCTTGCTGCATCTGCAGCAGCATTAAATGCATCACCAGCGGCAGCCATATCACCGTCGGCAACATTGTCAATCATCTTTCTAAGACTTTTATCCATTGTATATTCCTCTAATATTTATAATTTACGCAGTCTCTGGACCCGAATATTCCTGGTCTGCGTCAGCTTGACCCTCTACACCACCTGGGACTGTTGGTTCTTGACCCGGCATTGCAGCTCCATTACCACCTGGCGGTGCCTCTGGTTCAGGTATATTAGTACCAACTGCCATACCCGGTTGTAATCCAGCATCATCGTCCATAACATCGTCTTTCTTTTCTTGTTCTATCTGCTTATCAATTTCTTCAATCTCTGTATCAGACTGACGCAATACATAACGTCGGACATACTCAACTGAATAATATGTACCCACATAATCATTAATAGCTTGCAATGCTGTCATTCTTTCATTAAGAATTTCAATTTCTTTTAACTCTTGAAAATGGTTGTCATCTTTATAATCATAAACAATATATTCTCTAATATGGTCCCAATCTTCTGGTTTAATTACACCCTTTAAAACTAATTGGGTCTTAAGCATATCTTGGAAGAGTTCTGAAAACTTCTTACGCAGACGCTGAATAAACTTACTAAACTTTATTTCATCTCTGGTAATTTCAGCAGATTTACCCATATTAAAACCACCCTCTGACTCTAAACGAGAAATAGGAATGTTCAGTGATTTGTAGAGTTTCTTCTGGAAGTATTTGATGTCTTCCAATTCACCAAGATTTTGGCCACCAGATAACGTACTTACATCTGTTCCTCTACCACCTTCACGACGAGGCAGCCAGAAATCTTCCAACATAGACATCTGATTTCTGTCATCCATAATCTCACCAGTATTAGAATCATAAACAACTTTATTTCTATAGCGTGACATAACATCTTTCATGTATGCCTCTGCTTTAGGTTTGGGGAGATTACCAACGTCGATATAAAAGATACGTCTTTCGGGGGCTCGAGCAATACGATAGATAACTACCGCATCTTCGATCATTCTTAATTGATTAGTTGGCTTGATTGCCTTCTGCAATAAAGAATAAACTTGATTCGTTGTGGGGTTGTATAGTCCAGAAGGTACATACGCAATAGCATCAGGAGAGATTTTTAATCCTTGAGCTTGACTATTTGGGCCTCCACCAATTGCAGGTAGAGCAGGATACACACCAGCTTCATTGTAGATGTACCATTCTTTAACAGCTTTAATTACTTCTACTCCACCCTGTACCCTTTCCTTTTCAACTTCCCTGATCTTTTTGATAAACTTAGGATCAATATAACGTACTTCCGTTATACCTTTTCGGGGAGATTTTTCATCAATTAATTTATGATAGAAAATTCTACCATCAATATACCACCGTCTAAAGATATCATGTCCTTTCTTTTTCCACTGAAGGAGTGTAAGAACTTCTTTAAATTCATCGTCTATCTTTCGTTTGATAGACATAGAAAGAGGAACCCAATCGAGATTGACTGCAACAGAGATATCAGTTTCATCAGCCGTAATGGCTTCATTGATAATATCTTCTATCGCTTGGTCGCACTCAGGGTTTTCTGAGGTTTGTCGGTACTTGCGTACCAAATCATAATCATTACGAGCAGCCTTATCATAAGATAAGTACTGCCCAAAGAAACCGGCACCACCAGCAATATCTAGTGTGCCTTCTTCGTCCGAAGGAGCGACAAAGCTTTTGGCCTTGTCGCTCTCCTTCTTCTTTACTTCCCATCCAAATAATTCTGCCATAGTATAACTATTTATACTGATT